AGCATAAATTCTTTCTTGTTCTTTATAAATATCAATAAGTAATCTTGAACCCTCAGTGCTTAAAGTAATATTAAAATCTGCATCAGCTAGTTTACCAACTTCGGTTTGATTTAATCTATCATCATAATCTTGAGCATTTTTTATAAATGCTTTTTGTGCTAAAGCGTTTAAAGTTTCGGTTGCAACTGTTTCGTTTGTTTGAAGAGCAGTTGTAATGGTATTAAAAAGAGTTGGTGATATTGTATCTACATTAAATGTTTCTAAGAATTTTACAAAACCTGCTCTTTGCGCTGCAAAACTTCCTGTTGTAGCATCATCCAATACCGATGAAGCATTTTCGTAATTTATAATTTTTTCAAGAGATTGCTCTGCTCTTTCCTTAATTGAATCATAAGCATCGCCAGCTATTTTTGTTTTTCTTTCTATGTCTTTTTCTTGTAACATTAATTCTAATTGATCTGCTATTGATAAAACTTGAGCTTGTTTTGATTTTTTAATTTGTAAGTCAGGTATTGTTGTAATATTAATTCTTTTACCAAAAGTTTCAGAGTCAGGTCTAGGATCTGTAATAAATATTGAATCATCTCTCTGTACGCCCAATGTGGTATAAGTTTTAGCTTGATCTCCTGCTCCAATAGTTATGTCATAGTTTTCATCTTCAAAAACCTTTGGGTCTGAGTCTTTTGGTTCTGGTAAACCTTTAAAAGATTGAAATGATTCTCCACCGTATTTAAAAACAGATCTTCCATCTTCATAAACATCTCTAAATCCAAAACCTTTATTCTCTTCGTTATCTCCAAATTGTCCGTACACTTTTGTGCTAGTTTTTAATTTATCTGAGCCTTTATCTTTATCTTGTAAAGCTAATTCTAAGGCCATATTTTTTAATCCTGCTTCAGGGTCGGTAGCTTCATACTCTTGTCTAGCTTTAATTGCATCTGCAAATAATGGAGTAGATGAACCTAAAGATTGACCAGCTATATCAAGAGCTCCCCCTAATCCACCCTGATATGACTTACCTGACATTAATCCAGCAAATAAATTTAATAATGCAGGTGTTGCTGCATCAAATTTACTAAAAGGCTCACGTGGTTTTACAAGATCAAGTCCTCTTAACATTTCTAAATTAGACTCAAAATCTGTTGCAACGTCTCCACCATTTGAAAATTTTTGCACGGGTTTATCCACTAATCCAGATGTAATACCGACACCACGAGAGGACACTGGTCCCCCTCTGTTAAACATTTTTCTTTTGTATATACTCATTAGCCCATCAATGCTCCGAGGCCCGTGCCTATAGATCCTATAGCACCCGCTGCTTGTAAGAACGGATTACCTTGAGGCATAGGAGCTATGGTTTGTGTTGCTGTACCTGCGCCTGGTGTTACTTGTTGTAATGTTTGTGAACCAAACGCTAATCTTCTAAAAGGCTCCATCATTTGATTTAATTGATTTTGATAGTTAGTTCCCAATTGTGTTTGAGCTAACTGCTGTTGTAAACCACCAATACCTAAAAGCTGACTAACATCTTGTTGTCCAAGTTGTTGTTGCTGTGCACCTAGTCCTGCCATGGTGCCACCGATACCACTGGTTAGTTTACCAATGTTAGCAAAGCCTGCTGCTTGTTGTGCTCTTTGTTGATTAGCTGCTGCAGCTTGTGATTGCGCTTGTTGAAAGTTTCTAGATAAATCTTCAAAGATTCTTCTTGATCGTAGATCTTGTGCATTTCTAGCTAGCTCTGATTGTTGAATACCAAATCTACTGCCACCAAATGCACCTGCCTTCACAGCTTGACCAGCTAACTGATTTTCTGCCATGGCAGCTTGTCTATCTATTTCTTTGACAGCTTCATTTGTTACTGCTTGTTGATAAGGATCCATAAACTGTTGAGCTCTAGAAGGGTCAAAGTTCATCTGTCTAAGTGCTTCTGCTCCTGCAGCAGCTGATCCTAGGCCCGCGGTTTGTGCCGCCTGACCTGCTTGTAAGAAAGGTTGAAACGCTCCAATACCTTGAAACGCTAAGTTCATTGCAGCTTCTTGTGTCGGACTAAATCCTGCTACTTGTTGCTGTGGTATTGTTTGCGGTAATTGTAAAACTCCTTGGGCGTCTGCTGTTCCAAATAAAGTGTTTAATAACTCCTGTTGTCTATCACTAATATACTGTGGGACTTTAGTAGTTACAATTTGTTCTTGTGTTGCCATTATGCTTTCCCCTCTAATGAATCCATCATCTGATACATTCTCTTTGCGCCTTCGCGACGGTCTCCTCCGCCTGCACCCCTGACTGCTTTAGCCGTCATGACAAATTCTCCGTCGCTTAGCATTGCGGGGATATCGTCACTTGTCTCGGTCCCTGGTCCGAGTGACATGCCCCCTGATCGTAAATCTGTTACTCCTCCACCTTTAGCCATGCCCCCTTGTGGAAATAAGACATCACTTGTTGGAAATATTTGTTTGTTTGTTATAGCTGGTGAAAAAGGTTCTGCATCAGATCCCTCCGGTTCACCCTCTTTAATTAAAAGAGAAAGAGCAGTAGTTGCTGGTATACCTATTTTCAATAGGTCTGAAAATGATAAGCCTCCAAAAATTCCTTTACCTTTATCAGAATCAGAACCCATAAGATCTTTTATATCCTTAGCCAATGAATAATCTTCATTTTCAATAGCTGTATTAAAAGCTTTGTCTAATACAGTGTCCTTTGCCCCTACATTTTTAAAATCAAATTTGCCTAATACTCCGCTCGCATCTTTATCTCCTAAGAAAAACTTACTTAATCCCTCTCCTGAAAATAAATCTGTAAATTTAACAGGATCAACAAAACCCTCTTTTGCTTTTGCAAAACCTGATATACCTGGGCTTCTAAATCCACCGAGTCCACCTGATATAGCTCCACTCATTCCGCTACCAATACCACCAGCAATAGCTCCTAAGAAAGGATTACCAGTTGCAAGTCCTACAATGGGACCTAAGTATTGTTCTAAGTCACCTGGTATTGCTTTTCTAATACCTTTAACAATCTTCTTTAGAAAGAATTCTGGTTGACCTGTGACTGGGTTGATAGAGTTTAATTCGTTACCAACAATGTATCGACCGGGATCAATACCCATGTCTACCATTGTTTTAAATAATCTTTTCTTTAATACTGGGTTTTTGTCTAAGACCTCCATAGGCACAACAGTTTCACCTTCTGCTGCATGCACCATGTAAGTATCTTCATAACGACCTAATCCTCCCAGTGAGGATACGAAACTTTTAAATTGGTTTAGTGACTCAAGTCCCTGCATAATATTATGTTGTATCTCCAAATATATCTAAGCTATTAACTTTGATAGCGACATCTCTTTTGATGTGTTTTTCTTCTGTGGAAGTTGCAGGGTTCTCGACGTCCGCCAATGCTTCTTTTTCATCAGCGTATTCTTTACCTGTTTGCGTATTAGTAATAGTTAGTTTAGTCTCGACAGGCAGGATCTCAACACCCTTGCCCGCTAATACGGTTTCATCTTTTTTTATACTCATTTTCCTATCCTTTTGCAATATAATTGTTTTAACATTTCCATCTCTTTCTTGCTTGTCTTAACCTTGAATTAGGGTCTTTTGCAGCCTTTGGAAACTTCTTCATTTGTCCTGCGCTTCTTGCACAGAAAGATTTTCTTCGCTTTGCAGCTTTACTACCAGGTTTTACTTTACCTGTAACAGCAGTCTTTAACTTAGATCCTGGATTGTCTTTACGATATTTAGCAACACCAGCGGCAGTCATGCCTGCTCCAGACTTTGTAGATCTAAAGTATTTTTTAGTCTTAGGTGGCTGTTTATCGCGTTTTCTTACCATTGATTATGCCTTGGATTTTTTTGTTGTTTTACGGCTTCTTCGCAAAGACTCTTTAGCTCTTTTCGCAATTGCTGCCTGTTGCGTTTTGCCAGAGACTTTACTTCTTTGTTCAACCACAGTAAGTATTTGAATTTTTCTAGCAAATGGTTTGTTAATCCTTTTAACTTTTGCAACGGTGCGCCTCGCGTCAGCCGGAGTTGCATATTTAATAGATACAGTATCTTTAGGGTTTTCATCTGTGTATAATCTTCTATCGCTACCTTTAGGTTTTTTCCCTGTTCCTTTTTTAGGATCTTTTCTTTTTGCCATTTTTTAATACATTCTGTAGAGTTTTAGCTTGCCCAGCATGTGATTTAGAAGCTTTTTTAAGCGCGCTTATTACCTTTTTTACTTTTTTTCTTCTTTGATTTTTCAACACCTTTTATTACTCCTTTGTTCTTTGAAGCGTAGAAAACAGACTTAGCATCTTTGCCATAAGTCTTTTTCATAGACTTCATAATTTTTTTACCCTTTTCGTTTAGTGGCACTCTTACCTCTCTTTGCAAAAGTTTTTACATTAGTTGGCTTACCACCAACTCCTTGTGCTTTTGATCTCTTTCTAGACACAGCGGATTTTATTTGACCTTTAGACATACTAGCAGCTTTTGCTGCGGGGACACACTTAGGATATTTTCGTTTAGCGTCTTTTTTTTGTTTTGATCTACCACACTTAGCAAAGCTTCCATCTTTTTTTCGAGAACCTATATCTCTCCAATCCTGTTTAAACCACTCTCTTAATCCGCCTTTTGCCATTAGCTCTTTTTTGTTTTTTTACGTTTATTTTTCATAACAGCACCACAACCTTTTGCAATACCACCTTGTTTAAAGCTAGATACTTTTTTACGATCTTGTGATATTTTATTGAAATCAATTATACCACCCATTGCTTTCTTAGGACCTTTAAAATCCTTACGTTTTACACCACTAGGATCTTTAATCTTTCCTGCACAAATCTTAGATGCATAGGCATTTGCATATGCACTAGGATAAACATCAAACTTTCTTTTAGCTGCTGCTTTACCTCTTGGACATAATTTAGTCATTATTTTTTCCTTACTGTTTGTTTAGCTCTGGCAAAAGCTTTTGCTGTAGGGGCACCTTTAGCACCCTTTTTACGCATCTTACCACCGCGTTTACGTTTAGCATGAATATTAGCGTAAAGACCTGGCCCTGCCATTATCTCTTCCTCTTAGGCTTTTTCATGGATTTCTTTTTAGCAGCAACAATAATATCACCTCTGGTAATTTTATCTCTTGGTGGATACATAGCTGCCAGTTTTTTATTCTTAACTACTTTTTTCTTTGTTTTCTTCATTATGTTTCCTATCTGCTAGATATCTCTAACACACTTATAATTATGCTCAGATCATTAGCATTTTCTGCCTGAGCTTTTATTATTTCTGACTCTTTTGCTATTAGCGGAGCGGGAGCTGCCACAGAGCTGTCAGATGTATCTTGCGCCATGTTTCCTGTCGCTAGAATCTCTTGAGATCGTTTGGCCTGTATTGTTCGATCTTTTTCAATAGTATAACTTATACTACCAGTATCTACAAGGGTTACAGATATATTGCAATCATTACTTGTATCTTCGTTCGCAACGCGAATAGACTTAATTATCGCAGCTTTTTCTGCAGGAACTGTGTAGATAGTCGTTAAATTAGTAGTCGACAACTTTGCTTTATGGTTTGTATATATATTAGACATTTACGATAAGAAAAAAGAAATTCTTTCTTCTTCCTCTCTTAATGTTTCTGGCACATAGGTATTGTTTAAAACAAATATAACTTGTTCTAAAGTTTGAATTAATTGAGATGCCTGTTCTCTACTATACTCTTCTGTTGCTTCTGGTAAACGAGGTGTTACAATTTTAGCCATTAGGTCCCTCTCATTCCATCTGGTTTCATATCTAGACGAAGTGTTCCATATCTCCACCTGTCATCAACATCACCACTAGATATTCTTACTGCTATCTGTCTACCTCTTATTCTAGTATCTTTTTTAGTTGTATTTGTTGCTACTTCAAAGGGTCCATGAGATCTTTGAGAAGCTGTAGGGTAAGGTCTTGTTTTCATTGTTACATCAACATTTCCTATTTGATTTTTAAAGTCTGGTATAAATCTACCGATTGACATAAAGTTATCACCGTCTGCAATGTCAATATCACCAGATTCTATGTGATTTAACATAGCTGCTCCGTCGTCATTGCTTCCTGTTTCGTGAAGATAGACAAAAGTTCTACCTGCTTTTAATCCATTTATTGTGGAGATAGTAGAAGTAGTATCAGCAGATTCAAACTCTGCAGCATAAGGCACTTCATAAACACCGTAATCTGCCCAAGCACTTCTAGCTAAAGATCCAATATACCAAAGATTCTCTGCATAATTATAAGCTACCATTCTATCTATTTGATCAGAGTTAGCTGAAGCATAGAACCACATCACTTCATTATAATTAGAATTAGATGCACAAAACACATCTTGTTTTACATTTTCATTTATATCATCAAATACATAATCCTGCACACTACAAGGTATTTTTTTAACTGCACCATCATATAAGAAGAAAGAATCATTACTCATCCAGAACGAGTTACCAGATACATCAACTGCTGCATTAATACCTACAGCTCCACAGTTAGAACCAATTTGTTTAAAACCAAATGTTAAAGGGGCACCAATAAACTGCATCTGATACAAAGCTGTATCAGTCCATATCATTACAGCACCTCTTGATCTAACAGCTGTATTAATTTGGTTACCGTCAGTTAATCTAAAAGAACCTGCAGTATTAGTTGCAGTTGGTGTCCAATCACTTGTTGATTCTTGATCAGACCACCTAATAAACATATTATCTTGTGTGGATGTTGTGCCAATTGTAGTTTCTGTTCCAAGACAAATGACGTGTCTATCGTCACCAGAAACAATCATAAATCTAGATTTTGTAGGAGCGCCACTAACTTCCGTGGTCCCTGCTCTATTGCTCGATAATCCGTCTGAGGTATCCCAGTAAAATAATCCACCGTTAAATTGTAAAGCTAAAACATCCTCACCCCAGTTGTCTAGAGCCCATTTAGAAGATTCCAATAGCACACCTTCACCACCTGTCAAACCTTCACGAGTAGTGTTCCATGTGCTTGTACTCCATGTACCAGCACCCCAACCGTAACCAAATAGCGCTACTGCAGCTCCTGTGTTTACTTGATAACTTGCATTAGCTGTAGCTCCTGTAGTGCTACTGGAAGCATTTGCTGGGGCTTGTATAGTGTATGTGTTAGAACTAGGTACTGTCAAGATCTCAAACTCACCTTGTAAGTTAGCTTGAGATAATCCACCTACCGCACCACTAACACTTGCAATTGTTACAAAATCACCTATTAAAGCACCATGACTTGCATCTGTTACAGTAACTGTAGAGGATCCACTAGTGGTTGCAAACTGAGTAATGTTTCCAGTTGCACTGGAACGAATGGGAGTTATGTCTGCATAAGAGTTTTCAGAATAAGCGTATAATTTTTTATTAGTTCCATAGATAGCATATTTAACACCACCTAAATCAGAGTATGTAAGGATTGCTCTTGTTGCGCCTACAAGTGCATCAGATGTAACTTTCTCCCATCCACCTATTTTTTCAGGTAGACCATATCGAAACCTAACATTATCACAGTCGACCCAACGACCTTCTGCACCATATTCAGTATTTTGCTTGTCTATACCAGGCGCTATTTGCAGTTTTGTTAACGGCATGTAACTCCTTATATTGCAGAATCGTAGAACCTAATATAACGATCTGTTCCGTTTACGTTTATTTTTAATGCGCCTACTTTACTACCATCTGTAGCTGTTGAGGTTGATACACTAGCAGTGCTACCACTTCCTGTTGTACCGTCAAATTTAATAAATTCTTGATCCTGATCATCTTGATCTAAAGATAAACAAGCTATTGCTCCTGAACTATTAGCTTGGTTTATTTCTACTAATGCATCGGCTGGTGAGTTTGTTCCAAAACCAATCTTATCAGCAGAACCATCTATAAAGAAAGCGTTTGCTAATGTGTTTGTTTCTGCTCTAAAATCAACAGAAGCACCAGAGTCATTAAATGTAAATCCACCACCATCAAAGTCAATTGCACCAGTAGCTTTAACACCACCTACAACGTGTAATTCTGTTGAAGGTGAGTTTGTTTTAATACCGATACGGTCATTACCAGCATCTGTAAAGAATAAGTTTGCATCTCCATTACCCTCGATTCTAAAATCTAAGTCAGCAGAAGATTCATTAAATACAAAACTACCACCGTCAAGAGAAGTATTACCTGACACGGTCAGTGTTCCGTTGGCCTTGATATTTCCTGCATCGTTCAAGACATCGAACATTGTAGAACCGTCAGAATATAAAATGTGTTTAGCACCCTGAACTAATGTTGTCCCTGTGCCACCAGAAGGTTTAAATGTTAAAGTATTACCGCTGTGAGTTGTTGCATCATCAACGATGTACCATGTCTCTACCGCCTCACAACTCATTGTTGTGTTGCCTGATAAAGTCCCCGTTAATTTTATAATAGCATTACTTTGTTCATCTGTAGTGGAGCCATCAGTTGTGGCTAATGTGTCAGTTGTGCTAGCAATAGCTACGGAAACATAACCTTTTGCCGCTGATTCTATTTTTTGTAAATTATTATTTGTAATTGTACCCCAGGTTCCAGAGTTTTCTCCGCTGGCCTGAAGTTCTAAATTTAATGTGCTTGAAAATGATGATGCCATTTATGTCTCCTAATCTGTGCTACCCGGTTCGACGTCAGAATAATCTACTGTTTGTGAATCGTCAACCTCATTCCATATAAAAAAGTCAGGAGATCCAGTAGATAAGGTGATTAGATTTTGGAAAGATTCTCCAAAAGCTGCTTCTTCTCCTACACTTACTGTAATAGCTCCTGCTGTTGTTGGTGATACGTTTGCTCCACCTGTTGCCACCTCTGTTCCAAGGCTAAATGTTGCAACGTTAGTTGAAGGAGATATGGTTGCTCCTGCTGTTACAGTTTCATCTCCTACACTGGCTGTAAAAGATATGCCACTAATAAAGGGTGATCCTACGTTTTGTACACCACCACCTCTTACTGAAGCTAACGCAAACTCTGCTAATGATCCGTGTCCTAACATTCTACCTTGCCGTTACTGGCACTCCTTTACTACTTACAAATGGATGTTCTGCAAATGCCATATAAACATGTGTAGCGCCACTTGCGTTTAAATGACTAAAGTCTTGTCGCATTTTAAAACCATTACTTAAAATATCAAAATAAGCATTACTTGTATCTCCTGAAGTATCTTCAGCATCATTTAAATTAGGAGATAAAAATGCTTTAGTTATATTATTTGGTGACCTAGTGCTATCTGCTATGTACCAATTTTTAGCACTATCAGTTCTTTTTATTAATAACCAAGCAGGTTTAAATCCTGTATAAACAAATGTTCCATCTGTGCTACCGTTACCTGTATAAGAACCAAACTTTGAGTAGCCTTTTATCTCTTTAAAAGCATACGATACTACTGTAGGAGTACTACCTGATAATGAATTTGTATCTACTGTAATAACACTACTTGTAGGATGAGTGTCTCCCCATATAACATTATCAACTTTTGCTCCTGTGCTATTCAAAGATAAATAGTGTGTTGCTCCTGCTTCTTTAAAGTAACAATACCAACTCCCTGTAGCATCTCTAATTTTAACCCAGAATACTTCTGGTGCAGCTCCTAAACCATGACCTATTGTTTGATTATCAGCATTATTAGAAGTCCATGTCATTATAGAAAATCCTGCTGTGGTGTTGGCTTGAACTGTTGCAGTTATATCTCCATCACTATTAGATGAGGTAGTTCCTCCATTACATTTCCATTGCCATGCTACATAGGTTTGAGAACTGTCATTTGCCCAACCAACATTACCCACTGTAAAACCATCTGTATTAAAAGAATTAACATACTGACTGCCACCAGTTGATTCTTGACTATTTTCATTAGGAAATAACCCTTTGTGTGTTCCTCTATTTGTATCAGCAACAGCATGACTTTCTGCGTTGCCTCTTTTTTTATGCCATATCCAATCTGGTTGTAAATCTGAGTTACCATCATTGGTAATAGTTAATCCACCACTTCCTATAGCTGTTCCATTACCTGTATATAATGCTGTTTGAAAAAATGCTGAAGGGTCATCTATTGTTGTATAAGCCATTATCCAAACTCCGCTAATCTTTTAGTACATAGTGCATAATATCCTGATGGTACTGCATATTCAAAGTTACCATACTTACCATCATTGTTGCCACTTGATATGCTGTATGATGGATTTCCAAAATTAGTTTCTATTGCTATTGTACTTGTGTTATATCTCAACACGCTTACAAAAAATGCAAGTCCATTACTAGGCACTGTAAAAGAATGATTATGATTTGCAGGTGTAGCAGGATTTGGTACATTACCACTTGCATCATCATAATATGTTCCGTTTAGATGATAATAAATTTTTCCATTGTCCATATCTAAAGCTATTCCTATAATATCACCGCTAGACCAATCTGGGTCTGTGTTATATGAAGTTGCACTTCCATTAGTTCCATGTTGTATAGCATCACTTAAAGTTCCCACTAATCTTACATCAGTAAAAATACCATTTGTACTAATACTGTTTGGATTAGACGTTGTTAGGTGGTCAATATTATCAGGGTTTTCCAAAACACCTACATATGCCTGATTACCAGAATCACTTGATAAAGCTGAGTGTGTAACTTTTGTTTCCATATACCATTTACCACTATTGGGAAAAGTTATTGTTGCAAAAGCATTTCTTTCTGAACCTGCACTATTTGCAGTAATACTAAATTTTGTATTACCCTCAGATAAATTAGCACTTGTAGATGTAGTCTTTAAAGGATTTAATGTAGCAAAATTATTAGTACAAGTATCTTCTGTTATATCTGTGGCTGCAATATTAGTTACTGCAAAATGATTATCATTACCTGATGTATCTGCACCTATACCACTAGAGTTTTGACTTGTTCCTGTTTGTTGAAACTCTAAATAAAAACCATTAGTGCCATAAGTTCCTGTATATTTTTTTGGAATCCAAACTCCATTATTATCAAACTCTCCGAATGATGTAGCATCTAAAGCAGTACCATCTACAACATGATACTCTGTTAAATATCCATCAATATAAGCTGAACTACTATAACCACTTATTCTATGCACTGCTTGTCTACTAAAATCTAATTCTGTATTTTGTCCTAAATCACTTCTGTTATCTACGGCATAATCTGTTTCTTCTACGCCATTGATGTAAATTTTAATTCTATTAGATGCTGATGCCTGTGTTGTATCTACGGCTACTACTGCATGATACCAAGCAGAAGGGTCACGAAGAACTCTAGAAGGTCCAAAATACTTTTGTGATGAGTCTAAGAATCCTGTTCTAAAACCATCACTACTATTAATAAATATTAAAAAATCAGTGCTTCCACTTCCGTTGTTATCAGTATAAAAAAAATATTGAGAGGTGCCTAAAACACCTCTTTTAAACCAAAACGAGAAAGTAAAAGTTCTTCTGTTACCAGTTGAACTAGGTGTAAATTCTAACTTGGGGCTATCTCCATCATTAAGTCTTAAAGAGTTACTTATCTCATATCCCTTAGATTCATTTCCCCCTGCTATAGGAAATACCATGTTACACTACCTCGTCTGGAAACTCGCCTAGTGGTCTTGATACAACTCCCTCACTATCTTTAGTGTAGGTTAATAAAGTGATTAATGCATCTATATCTGAACATCCGTCTATAGATGTTTCCATAGCATTGACTTTTGTTCTAACTCCTGCTCTGTATGTTGTAATATTACTAGGTACAGAATAGCTAGTAACATCTGCAGCTTTGATGACATACCAATCTGTCTTAGCTAGTAGCCCTGCAGCTTGTGCATTAAATTTATTTTTATAAAAAGTTTTAAGACCATAGTTAATTACTTGATTACCATCAGCATCTTTTATTTTATTACCACTTTCATCAACTGCATCTTCGTCTGCTAGTTTTTTAGCAGTCGCTGTTCCGTAACTACCTGTTACTTTACCACTACCAAAGGCATAAGTAATATTTGTATTAATATAAAACTCTTCATCTTTTCTATTGGTGCTATCTATTTCTACAGTATAGATACCGATAGCATTTCTTTCTGCTTCGGTCCATAAAGTATAAATACTAGAAGGGTATTGATTTTCTCCTATTGTAATTCCTTTGTTGCCTTTGGGGAATTGTGTAATTGTTCCTGATTCTACTAATGCAAACATATTTACTCCTATGATAATGTTAGGTTAAGATTTCTACCTACCTCTAAAAACTTTGAACCATTGTATCTGTATACAAATAAATCACCCTTACTTGCTGTTGTAGTAAGTGTCGGTGCTGTATCTTCTGTATGTTCGTATGCAGCATTAAATGTAATTGTTCTTGAACCTGTGCCGTCTTGTATAAATAGTATAGATACGAACTGTCCTGTTTGTGCATTGGTTGCTGCACCTAGTGTTCTGTTACCCGCTAGTGTTACTTTAGCTACAGGTGATGTTGAGACATCCCATGCTATTGTAGATGCATCTGTTAGAGTTGCTTCTGCATTATAGGCACCCACATTAAACTTTGCATTGGCTGAAGATAATACAAATCTATCTGTACCACCTGTTTTAAAATCTACTTGGTCATCTGTATCTGCTGTAATACTTGTGTCACCATCTACATCTAATATAAACTCTGAGCCATTGATATCTGTATTCATTGGTCCGCCAACTGCACCAGATATTTCTACAATAAAGATTGAATCTCCACTAGCAGGGGCTGTGGTAAAAGAAATCTGTGTACCACCTGTAGCTAGTGTATAGTCTGTTCCCGGTCTTTGAATAACACCATTCTTAGATACTAATAATTGTGCAGGTGAACCTACTTGTGTACCTAGATTAAAAGCAGTAGTAGAACTATTAAAAGTCCCAGTAAAACCTAAATCTGTAAAGGTTCCGTTTTTAATTGATTGTCCTATATATGCCATATTATGCTCCTGAATCCGTTATTGTATTACCTGCAGCTACCCATTCTAGTATCTCTTGGTAGTGTCTGTTTTTTTCTGCATTTTCAATTCTTATTGTGCTTTCATTATTATTATTTTCAATAATTCTGTAATGAGTTTTTACAAGATTATTTTCTTCATTTCTTGTGTAATAATAATGTACTTCTTTAATATCCATATTTATAACTCCGCATCGACTGCTACACTAGGGGTTCCTATTACTATTGAATAATTTGCTGCTCCCCCAGTAAGACCACTAAATCCATTTTGTTTACAATTTAAGTAAGGAGTATTATCTCCACTGTCTGTTAATATTGAAAAAGTTCCTCCCCCTCCTGCTGTTACATGATACCCACTTTCATCCCATGCTTGTGCTACAGCTCCACTATTTTTTGTAACTGTTGGGTTACCTATTCTTAAAAAAGTTGGTAAAGTTATACCTATATTTTCAACATCAGAACCACCATTTACTCTAGCTGAAAATGTTCTCCAACCATTAGCACCATTTTGATTAATCTCTGTATAGTATCTAGAGCATTTAGTTAAGTTAGAGGTAAAACTTTCAAAAGGAAAAGTAGGTATTGTGTTAGTGTCAAACTCACCTACTTCCATTTGTAATCCTGTAATATACCATTCGTTTGCTGTATTATCAGCTATATTTACTTGACTACCAGATACTCTACTCGCTTGTGTAACAGAACTCCAAGATGTTGATAAAGTTTGATTATTGTAATTTGCACCAGTAGCTAACCAAAATTGAACAGCAAAAGATAATGCATTATCATTATCTAATGCTCCTGTAGTATCACCTGCAAAATTTACAGTTTTCTTTTCCCATGTATCAGCAGAACTTATTGTGTATGTCTGCGATATTTGTCTTGCATTATCGTTGTCGTATAACTCCAATGTATAAGTACCTGTTTTATTAGACCGAACCCAAAAAGAAATTGTAACAGTTTCTGCATTTGATGTGCCTTTTTTTAATAATTGTAAATTTTGACCTTCAATATATTGAACTAGCTGTAAGGTACTACCATCACCCGGAGAGGCATTTGCAGTAGTGCAGTCTACTTTTATAGATTTTGAAAACCCTTGTCCTGTTGGTACAGTTGTTGATTGAGAAATAGTGAATGTGCCTAATGCGTTTGGCAAAAATTTATATCTGTCCACAGGAAATGTTGAACCACTTGAAACACTTGATGTGCTTGTTGCTCTTTGTGCTATTGCCATATCTCCGTTGATAATTAAAGGAGTTACGATTCTACTTTTATTTAGTCCCGCATCTGTTACTTTTGTAATACTCATCTATCCTCCTATGGTTTAGTAGGCCAAGTTGCACCTTCACACTTAGCTACTGTATCTTTTCCTGCAGGTAAATCTCTTAGTGCTTGACGATACGTTGTCATATCACTACTAAGA